AGACGGCATACGAGATGCTCAGGAGTCTCGTGGGCTCGGAGATGTGTATAAGAGACAGTCGCCCCCGAGATGAAATTTCCGAACTCTGCCCCCGCCAATAGCTTGATAAGCCCAAGCGCCCGGTCGTCATGCTCCCGGCTCAGGTAGATCCCCGTCCCCGCCGAGATCAGATCCCGCAGCTCCTTGATCAGCAGCGCCAGCTCCGCCTTGCTCGCAAGCCCGTCACCCGAGTCGCTCAGCTTCCGCAACGCATCCAGCAGAAGATCCTCCAGCCCCGCGATCTCTCGCGCCCGCAGCGTCCCCTCCACATCAAGGTCATGGTCGATCCGCCCCTTACCCTCCACGTGCAGGTCGCCCCCCACGTTATGGTGCCGGCTCACGCTCGCCTTCCCCTGTATGTCCGTGTCGTTAAGCTGCGTCGTCGTCGCCATGGCCTCACTCCCTCAGCAATGATTTCGATATTTCAAGCAACGTCTGCCATAGCGGATCCCCCGTCGTCGCCAGCGCAAGAGCCCCCGCGCGGTACACTGCCGCACGGTAGCACTCCTCCGGAACGTCTATCATCCCCTGCTCCGTAATCACCGGATACGGCTGGTACGCCGCCTGCGTCAGCGTCGCCGTCCCGTCCGCCGACCCCCAGAACTCCAGCACCTTCCCCTCGCTCCGCCTCACTATCGCAGCCACCGGCTTCTCCGGGCAACCCCTCACTCCCGCCCAGCGCGAGCTCTGAGCCCCGTAGGCGGCGTCATCCTCTGTGATCGCGTGGTCCACAGGTCGCCGCCAGTCGCTCATCCGGAAGCGGATCAGACGCATGAAGTCATGCGGCAGGATCACGTACCCCGTCCCGTCAGCGTTCAGAAACACATCGTCCTCGTTCCCGAAGTCATGACCGCTCTCCAGCATCCGCAGCGGAGCCTCCCTCTCCACAAGACGCAGTCCCTCCGTCAGCTTCGCCATGATCACATCGTTCAGCCTCAGAGTCTCCTCGTCATCCCGCTCGATCAGCGAGTCATCCGTCCGGTTCATGTCGATCGCCACCCGCACGTCCCTCACCATCTCCACCGCCTTCACCACCATATCATCACACAAAATTAAAGGTTATCCCGTGTCTCGCCGCGCATTCCTGCACCTGCTCCCGGGTTCTCAGGCGCGCCGGGTTCTCTCCGTAATGGTCCTGAAGGTAAGCCTTCGCCGCGTCCTTGCAGCTTGCGTCCACCACTTCAAGTCCCTCTGTCGCATTGCTCTCCGCAGGAGCATCATCTTCTTTCTTGTCGCTCTCCACTTCATCAGAAAGTGGGGGAGTAGCGGTATCCGCGCGTTCAGTATCTCCGTTAGGCTTGGAAGACGCCTCAGTCGCATTATTGCCCTTATCCTTGTTCGCGTTTTCCTCCGGTGTCGGATTCCTTCCTATCTTCACATCCTCCTCCAGCATGTATTGCGCTACGGTCTTGATGGCGCCCTTCTTGAAATCCGCGCTCAGCTCTATCGCAAGCTGCACTACCGGATCATCCGTCGTGAACGTTGCCGGAGTCACTCCCTTCTTCGTCACGATGCCACCTGTAAACGACACATGCACACGCGTCTTTCCCAGATGAAACGTCGTGTGCTTCTCAGTCAGGTGGTAGATCGCATATGTCTTCTTGCATCTCTTCATTGTCTTACTTTCCTTGTCTGATATTGTAAAGATTGGGAGCGGGTGCCATCCTCCGTCCCTCCATTACCAACAGGATTGCACCCGCTCTCAAATCATTAGACCTTTAGTTTGTCTTGATCTCGCCGGTATATTCTGTCCACTTGCTGTCCTTGTACTGCCAGCTCTGGCCGGTCATCGCGTTCTCGTCGATTCCGGGGCAGTTGGCGATCAGCACGTATACTTTGCCCTCGGTAGGACTCGCCGGTGCCTCTGCGTCGCCCCAGAGCTCGAATGTTGTCTGGCCCTCGCCGCCGCTGCAGCTTCCCTCGCCGTCGATCCAGATATGAGCGTTGCCCTTGAGTCCAAGAGCATCCCACACCACTGTGCTCTCGCGCTTCGCCTCTTCGCCCTCAATGTCCTCGCTGCTCTTGTGCTCCGCCGAATACACGTAGTGCACCAGACCGTTCGAGTAGTTGATCACTGCCGCCGAATTGCTCCAGCCCAGTCGGTTCAGACACGGCTCCAGCTTGAATTCCAGGTCGCCGAAGATCGTGTGGATGTTTGTCACCTCCCAGCCGATCTTGTTCGTCTTCACGTTGATCTGAACCTCAGGATGCTTCGAGAAGTCGATTGTCTGGATATTCTCGATGAAGTTCTTGCCAGCCAGGATGATCACAGACTTCGGCACATCGTCCCCCGTGAAGATCATCTTCGCAAGCGCGATAAATTCTTCGTAGCTCCATTTCCCGGACTTGTCCAGGTGGCGGCGTATCTGCCAGCGCACGCCCTCCGATGTGTAGATATACTGCACCCCGAGCTTCGTGTCCACCGGGAATTTTGAAGGTCTGCCTGCCCACAGCGTGCGGTTTCCGTCGCATTTGAACTTCTTGATCTGCATCTGCGCTATCAGCGCCTTCGAGAAGGGGATATGCTTCCGCTGAGCCTCGAAGTAATCGCTCACGATGCTGCTGAAGCCTCGCTTCTGGCAGTAAAGGATCGATGGCGACGGAACTATCAGGTTCGGTGCCACGTTCTTCTGAGTCTCGTAGAGAGCGTTCCCGAGCACTATCAGAGTAGTTCCCGCCGGTATTTCCGGTACTGTCCCGATCGCGTCCGTCTCGTTCGTCTTCTTCCCGTTCACAGCCATCACTATCGGCTCCTTGTCCACGTCTGTCACGCCGGTCACGAAAAGCATCAGCTCCTTGCCCGATGTCACGTTCTTGCCCGCGCTGTCATAGCCGTCCACTCCCTTCACAAGAATTGTCGTATAGGGCTGGAAGAGACCCCTGTCCGCCTTGCTCAGCTTCAGCACCACATTCTCGTCCGTGCCTCCGCCTACCTTCGCCGTCGTTGTCGCCTGGCAGCGTGGCTCGTCAAGAGCGTAATGCTCCACCTCCGGCGATGTCACGCTCACTCGCTTCGCTTGCAACATCAGCTGCATCAGTGGTGTGTCGTCACTGTTGAAAAGATAGATCTCTCTGTCTATTTCGCTCTCGATAAATTGGCCTGGTCCGATTCCGCCTGTCGCGTTCGCTGCCGTGCTCACTGTCGTCGCCTGTCCCGGCGCCTGTGTTCCCAGTCCTCCCGTTCCCGGAGCCGGGGTGATTGTCTCGGTGCTCGTCGCTACCGGACTGTTTGTCATTTCATCTGCCATCTCTCTTTGTATGATTGGTGTATAACTCTAAATTCTCAATTCTAAATTCTCAATTCATTCAGTGTCGGTCAGTCTCTATCAGCCCTCCGGGTCGTGTCCCTCCCGTAGCGCATGCGATCGCCCCTACGGTCAAGGCGCATCCAGGCAGTTGGCTCTCATGTCCTCCGCTTCCCCGCGAAAGCTCTGGATGTGACCTTTTAGCCACTCTCACCTCCACGCCCATCAGTCAGCCTCCCGCGCCAGATCGAAGATTGACTTCGGTCGCTCCCGGCCTCCGCCGCCCGCGATCCCGTTCCTTCCGTTAAGGTTCTGGATTCCGTCGCCCTGTTTCCTACGCTCCAGCTTCTCCGTTATCTTGGTGTTGCGTCCCAACGCGAGTCCCTCTTCTCTTGCAGCCTCCTCGTCCGTATCGTGGTTCACGGCGTCGCTCATCAGCTTTATCGTCTCGGCTGTGATCTTTCCCATCACTCCGTCTCTCACTATTTGCAGCCACGCCGCACATATCGCGTCTACCTCCTCGTCGCTCAGATTCTCACGCGCCTGATAATCCGCAAGTGCCTTAAGCGTCGCGTCCATGTTCCGGTCATACTCCTCCTCCAGAGCCCGGTTCTTCGCCACCCGGTCCAGATACTCCTGGTTAGCCTCCTTGATCTTCTCCTGCATCGCAGGATCGTCAAGCACATCCCTCACTTCCATCCCGAAGCGGCTCACAAGTCCCATCACAGGATCCTTCCCCTCCCTCATGTCGTTCAGGAAATACGCGCTCCGCGGATCAGCCCTGAACATGTCGCTCAGTGCCTTCTCCCTTTCCTCGTATTCATCGTAATCATCTGAAATAGTTCCGAAGATCTCCTCGTCATCCTCCAGTTTCTTCTCAGGATGTCTCTTCCGCATCCTCTCCAGTTGAAGCTCGCGCCTGCTCGCTGTCGGTTGTGTATCAGCCATATCGTTCCTTTTTGTTTCAGTCTCTGTTATCGGTTGCAAAAATAAGCGTATTATTTCGTCCTCCGCTTTTATCCGTTGCAGTTCGTTTTATTTATTTTTGCATAAGCCAATTGCCAATTATTCATTAATTTTTCACTCTTCTCTCATGAAATATTTCGGTTCCACAGTCGACTTCACCCGCCAGCGCAACGCCGACATCATGCGCGTCTTTCGCCAGAAACTCGCCGACGCCTCGTTCGTCCGTCTTTCCGACATCTTTCTCCAGATCGCCGATTCTCCATCATCCCGTTTCTGGGTCTCCGAAGAGAGGGCCGCCATCGTCATCTCCGCCATGCAGGCCGGCAGACCACTCCCGCTCATGACCGAAAATAAGAGGCAGATGTTTGCCGAAATATTCCGCAGATATCTCCTCCTCCGCGCAAACCATCCCCGAAAGTCTATCATAGAGCTCGCATCGATCGTTGTCAATCAGCCTGCCCCCAAGTTCTACCTGACCCCCGGATCAATCCGGGTTTTCATCAATCGAATTCGAAATGGATACTACGACCAATATCCCCGATGACACCCTCGCCCGCATCCTCGCCGAGAACGACCGACGCAAAAATCTTATCTTCGCCCCTTTCGACCCGATATCCGGTCTCGGTTCCGTCGGTCCCCGTGTCCGCGTCGAGATTCCTGACTTCATAATCCCCGTCCAGTGGATCCCCGAAAGCATGGCCCGGGTCGAGCTCGTCCGCCGCATCCTCGATGCCGGCGGCATCGCTCCGTTCCTTTCATCCCGCCTCGGCATCGATCCCTCCCCTCTGGAATGCTCCAAAGTCTCACGCCAGCTCATCCGCCTCCGATCACGCCACGACTTCCCATTCTGGTGCGCCGCTTTTGTAAAGGTCAAGCCTAAAGGTGGCGGTGATGACATCCTCTTCCGCCTCTGGTATCCTCAGCGTAGGCTCGTCGACCTCTTCGAGCGATCCCGCCTCGCAGGTGAGCCTATTCGTGTCGTTATGCTCAAAGCCCGGCAATGGGGAGGATCAACTACCACTCAGCTCTACATGGCATGGCTTCAGTTCCTCCACCGCAAAGGACTCAACTCTCTCATCATCGCTCATCAGGTATCAGGCTCTGACGAGATCAAAGACATGTTCGACCGTATGATCGCCGCTTACCCCGTCGAAATGCTTCATCCCCTCGGCGACCCCTACAGCGACGATGAGCCCAAAATGGTCTATGTCGGAAAGTCCGGATCGATCCATCGTGTCCCGCAGCGCAACTGCAAGATCAAGATCGGCACAGCCGAGCGGCCCGACTCCTGCCGTGGCGGTGACTACAATCTCGTCCACCTCTCCGAAGTCGGACTTTGGAAGAAGACCGACGGAAAATCCCCTGAAGACATCGTCCGTTCCGCATGCTCCGGCATTCTATATCGTCCCCTCACCATGATCGTATATGAATCCACAGCCAACGGCACCGGCAACTTCTTCCACTCCGAATATCAGGCCGCCGCTTATCCCGACCCCGACGCCAGGATCCCATCCCAGTTCACTCCTCTCTTCGTCCCCTGGTATGAGATAGAGCAGTACTCCCTACCCTTTAAGACACCCGCCGACATCACCCGATTCGCCGCATCCCTCTGGAAGGGGCGTGAATCTCTCGCCGTCCCGTCCGCTCGCGAGGAATCCGGCAGATACCTCTGGTGGCTCTGGGAGAAAGGTGCCACCCTCGAAGCCATCAACTGGTACGTCCATGAGCGCGCCGGCAAAAACTCACACGCAGTAATGGCATCCGAATATCCGTCCGACGACATCGAGGCCTTCGTCCACTCCGGCTCCATGGTCTTCGACAAGTATCTCGTCAGGGAGTTCGAGAAAGCCTGCTCCCTCCCTCGCTTCGTAGGCGAGATCCAGGGCGAAGCCCCCGAAGGAAAAGCCGCCCTTCGCGGTCTCCGCTTCCGGCCTGACGGCCAGGCGCGCCTCTCGATATGGGCGATGCCCGAGATCGACCCCGAAGTCAAGGTCACAGACCGTTACCTCGTCGTCGTCGACATCGGTGGCCGATCCAATAAGGCAGACTGGTCGGTCATCGCCGTCTTCGACCGCCTCAACCTTATCGACGCAGAGCCCCAGGCTGTCGTCGCCCAGTGGCGCGGTCACTGCGACATCGACCGCCTCGCTTGGAAAGCCGCCCAGATCGCCGCCTTCTACGACTCCGCCCTCCTCGTCATCGAGTCAAACACCCTCGAGACCCACGACCGCGACCGCCAGATCGAAGGTGGCGACCAGTCCCAGTATATCCTCAATCAGATCGCAGACATATATCCCAACCTCTACGCCCGCCGTCAGTCCGAAGACGAGATACGCCAGGGCCTGCCACGCAAATACGGATTCCACACCAACGTCGCCACAAAGCCCATGATCATAACCACTCTCGTCAAGTGCGTCCGCGACCGCCTCTGGACCGAACGAGACCGTCAGGTCCTCGACGAGCTCCTCACCTACGAGCGCAAGCCCAACGGCGCCTACGGCGCCATCGTCGGCCGTCACGACGACCTCCTCATGACCCGTGCCATCGCCCTCCACATCTCCCTCTATGAAATGGACATCCCCAAGATCATCCCAGTCGCCGACTTGAAGCCCAGAAAAAGAAGAGGCCCCGTCTCCGAGGCCTCCATCTGATTCTCTTTTCATAATTCTCATTTCATTACGCATTACGCATTGTGCATTATGCATTATGCATTAGAAGAGCCTGCGCGCTCCTCACGGCCTGCATGTCCGCTCCCGCCGCTGCCTGCCTCATCAGTTCCGGAGGCAGACCCGCCGGAGTCTCTCCCTGTTCAAGCTGCTCCTTCTCGCTCTTCACGCTCTGCAGCAGCGAGTCCGCGAATGGGAAGTCTCCGTTCTCAAGCAGCTGCTCCAGTGTGATCTGTCCCATCTCGAATATCTTCATCAGGAAGTCGTTCGCATATGCCCTGTAGGTCGGTGTCGACGTGCTCTCCACTATCCTTATGTCAAACTCCAGATTCTGCATCTTCCGCGGATCATAGTGTAGCTCGCTGTGGTTCCGTCCCGCGATCTCCTGCGCCTTCTTGTCGTCATAGCTTTGCTGGATGTTCTTCACGTCCTTCATCGCCCCCTCTCGCACGAAAGCCGCAAACGTATCCAGAAGATCCAGAAGGCTCGTCGTCGCGTTCTGCGTCTGCTGGTTGTAGAGTGAAGCCGACATCCCCGCATACCCCGGCTTCCCCTGGATCGCGCCGTTCACTCCCGATATGTCCTCGAAGAGCTTCAGCTGCATGTTCAGTAGCTCCGAGATCCCTATCTGCGTGCAGTTGTTCGCAACCTGCTTCGGAAGCTGGCCGCTCCTGCTCGGCTTGAACACTATGATCCCGTCAGCCCGCGCCCACTCGTCAGCTATGTCGTCCATGCTCATCCCGTCTGGCAGCGCGTCCTCCGGAAAGAGCAGCACTCCCTTCGCGCTCGTCTTCATGATGAAGTCGTAGAGCATGATCAGCCGGTTCACGTAGCGCTGCTGGTCGATCACGTCAGCCACATATGAATGTATCTCCCCGTCGATAAAGGGATACGCCATAAACACGTAGGGATGATCCTTGTGGTCATACGGCGTCTCTCCCTCGTCCAGAACGTCTCCGAATGGAGTCAGGATATAGTAATACCAATAGCTGTCCACAAACCACTCCGTTCGTATCAGAGCCACGTCATCATCCGGCATCCCAAGTTCCCGGGCCCGCCGCAGCCGCCTCTCGTTCGGCGCTCTCACCTGTGTCTCGTAATCCTCAATCTCTATCTTGTACGTCTCCCCCGTATTCGTGTCCCAGCACCTGTACCGCGCCTTCGACTCCTTCTGCCACACCTCGATCACCCGGCATAGACCCGGCTCCGTAGGCACGAAGAAATCCATGTTACGCTCGTTCAGCGGCCGCCCGAACTCCTCAAACGCCGCCTGAATCCGTCCCGCCTCCCTTGCGCTCCGGTAGATCTCCAGAAGCCTGTCGTATTCCTCCGGTGTCCTCGCATACTTGTATGCCAGCTCCGTAAACGTCACGTCGTGTATCTCACCCAGCAGCGACACGTCCCATCCTCTCACGTCCCGCATATACGAGTCTATGAAGAAATTGTTCGGCTGCACGTAGTCCGTCCAGCAGTCATACGTGTTCCGACGCCAGCCGAATGACTTCTTGTGCACCGCTAGACCGCTGATCAGAAACTCCTCAAGAGTCTGCGCGTTCACCTCCTTCATCCGGTTCGTGTCCATATTGTACTGCAGCACCATGCTCATCGTCTCCCCGAACTTCTGCTCATCCCGGTCACGCGCCGTGCATGTCGGCTCCGACTCCTGGTTGCGCCACACTCCCTTCACGCTCCTGATCATCCTCCTGATCAGATTGTTCTTCAGAGGTATGTTCCCCTCCTTTCGGATCAGGTCGCTCTCCTTCATCCGGTGTCCGTCCACACACACTATGTCGTCCCATTGCCGCCCGTAGGCGTAATTCTTGTTCCGCTCCCGCTCCCGCCGGAAATGGTCCATCTGCGTCCAGCACTGCTGAGCCCGGTAGAGCACGTCCGTCACCCGCGTCCCCCTCCGCGCCTTCTCCTCCGCTATCGTGTCTATCTTTGTCTTCGGCATCACCCGGCTCGCCCGGTGTAGTCTCTTCCTTCTTTCCATTGCTTTTGGTTTTAGTTGCTATCCGGACGCGAAGATAATCATTCCCCGCGTCCGGTCCCTTTTATTGGTTTCTTCCTGCGTTGCCCGCCATCGCCTCCACCTCCCGGAGCATACGGTCCCGAGCCTCCGTCATCCTTCCCGCTATCGAGTCCGCCTCCTCACGGCTCTTGGAGTTCAGCCACGCCTTAGTCAGCAGCTTTATCTCATGGGTGTAGCGCTTCACTCGGTTGTGCCGCCTCATGTCCGTTTCCCGCAGAAGGGCCTTTTGCCCCTCCAGGTAGGCGCCCCTGTCCTCGGCTCTCCCGCTGTTCCGGAGCTTCCGTAGCTCAAGCTCGCGCCTGTGCGTCTCCTCGTAGCCGTCAAGTAGTTCCCGTGTTCGTTCAGTGGTGAGGGTAGTGCTCTGCCGTTCCTTCATAGTATCCACAGCCCTCTTCCTGTGCCGGGCCAGCTGACTCTTCCTTCCATCCTCGTCATAGGCCCACCCCGTTAGTGGTGCGTTCCTTAGGGTCTTGTACTCCGCATACCGCTCCGCTATCTCATCCGGCCTCATCTTCGAAGCCTCCTCGCCGCTCGCCCCGATCTCGTCAAAATATATCTTGTCGATCTGGCTCTGAGGGCAGTTCACCACTCGCGCTATCAGAAGCGCGCACTCTCGCGCCGTCTGCGCGTCGTCTCCACAATAGTCCATGACTGCGACCACTGCGTCTGTCAGCGACTGGGGATTCACTCCGACACCAGACTGCACAAGCAGGTTGATGACGTCGTTCATCGCCGAAACCTCGTCTATGTTCCAGTTATTCCAGATCTTCTCCAAGTCGCTGGCCAGAGGCATATCTTTCGATGCAACCCACGGAGTTATCTTTTCGCCTTTTGCCCATGCGTTGAGCGTGTTGCTGTACACGTCACCGCCAGTCAGACCCTCGATGCTTCCGAACATGGTGTGCGTGAATACGTCATCCCACATCTTGTCTTTCTCGTCATCGTCATCGCCGAAGATGAGGTATGGCAGGTATGCGCCCAAGTTCCATGCGAGTTGCAGGACGTAACCGAATACACCGACACGCACAAGGTCGCGTATGATGCCACGGCGGTATTCCTGCTTTGCGTTGCGGTCTGCCTTGTCGGGATCTATGCCGTCACGCCTCATCTGCTTTGCCATGAACTCTTCCGACATCGTCTTATAGCCGGGTGTCAGTCGGCGTCCGATGTTGCGGATTGAATCATAGAGTTGTCGGGTGTATGACATTGACGAGTTGCGAAACACGGTAAACAGCACGCTCAACCATGAGCGGTCAACCTGCATGGAGGAGAGGAACGCGCCCTCGCTTGACTGCTGGGTCTGATTGAAGAGGATTGTCGCATCCTGCTTCGCTCTTTCCTCGGCAACATCCGGGTCGTATCCCTGACGCTTGTACTTGGCGAGTTTGGTCTGATACATGGCGTGTGCGCCGATTGCTACTGTCAGAGCGTCCACAAAGGCATTCGGGGCCATGCCGACACGCGAGGCGAGTTCTACGACACGGCTACGCCACATCTTCCAGTCCATTTCGGATTTGAGCAGGCGCGGGTCGCCTGCCATTCGGCTGCGCCAACGCTTTTCAAACAGCGGAAGATTCTCCATTGACCAACGCCATGCACCTATCGGGTTGGCGATATTGGCGGCAAGATACAAGGGGTTGCTGTCCGAAGCATAGGCAGGCATCGAAAGGAACTGCTTTAATGCCGTGAATACTCGGAAACTTACCTTTGCGGCTGTAACACCTTTGGCAATGTTGACTGCCGACTTGTCAAGATCTGCAATCGGTGGGCGATATGCACCTGCGGCCATACTGCACACATTGCGGAAATTATCCCACAGCGTCTTGCCTGCGCCGTACACACTGCTCATGTTCATTACTTGGTTGCGGAAACGCTTGTATGAAAGCAGGGTGTTGAGGTCGCGGTTGAACTCGGCGAAAGCGGCCCAACGCTCCATCTGCTGAAGATGATCGAGAATTACCGAGAACGCATTGGCACCGGTCACGTCAAGGGCGAGATTGTTGCGTCTGCGCTTGATGATACTGCCAGTTGAGGTTGCAGGCAGGGCGGTGTCGGTCGTATCGTCTGCCACGTCCACATCTTCCAGTCTTGCGTTGGCAAGTATCTTCAAGGGGAAGTAGTTTTCGATAGCGGCCATTGACGCGCCGAACATACGCTTGTGAACCTCGTTGTACTCGTTGCGCTTGTCAACAAGGAACTCTTCCTGCATCCAGTCTGCAAGTTGCATGAATTTCGGGTCAAGGAAATTCTTGATGTCTTCAATATCTTCCTCGGTGATACCCATACGGCGCAGTTTCATACGGCCGTCACTCATCTTGTCAGCCATGTAGATGTAGAGCAGGTTGCCCTGCGTCAGTTCATGGTCTTTCATCTCGCCCCCGTCAAAGAACCTGACACTCGCTTTCGGCAGTTTGCGGTCGATAGAGAAGAGATCGCCCCAAGTCATGTCCTTGCCGTAAATCTCGCTGACCTTAGCGTCAAGCACTTTCAGTGCGTCGCGATAACCGGTGTATTCCTTTTCGGTGGCTTTAACCCAATCGCGCATATAGCGGTTCCATAGATACCCTTCGCCCCGTGAATTCTTCTTGCCCAGCATTCGAAGCATCTGGTCAAACGTGGCCAGAGGAGAAAGCAGGAATCGTATAAGATCGTTGTTTGCAAGTTTCTGTATCCGATTATCCTTATGGTGCTCATCGGCAGGTCTCCCTTCCATGTCGGAATTGGCATTGTGGTGGATTTCCTCGACACGCTGTTTCTCAGCTTCCCGCCATGCCTTAGCGCACACTACGCTCTCGCCAAGTACGCCCCCAAGTTGCTCGGCCAGGCTCCAGTACGCTTCCGCACGCTCTATCTTGTTCTGACGAATAGCGTCCTCCGTCGCCTTTTTATACTGCAGATATGCCTTATGTGTCATATTTCCCTGCTTGTACTCCTCCTGCGCTTCCTTGATGGAGGCCGACAGGTCGCGTTCCTCAGCCTTGCTCTCCCGTATCTCTTCTGTATACAGGTGCGCAAGCTGAAGACCGGCGTATTCAAGGGCTGCATCATCCGCCAGCGCCTGATCCGCGCTGCTCATACGGTTCATGGCATCTGCCATCATCCTCTCTATGTCGTCACGTGTCCGCGTCATCGCGCGTCTCACAGTTTGCGCGATCTTCTGGCCGTCCGGATCCAGCGCCCCCTGCACCTCGATCCCCCTTGCATCGACGCGGCTCCCCTTCATGCTCAGTAGATCCCCGTAAGCGTTTGCCCCCATGCGCAGCTGATTGTCTACCATGATGTCCATGACCTTCTGCACATACTGGCTCACATCCTGCTTACCTACCACATTGTTGATTGCGCTCAGTATCCTCTTGGTCTCAAGTTTGCTCAAATCATCAAGCAGCCCCCTGTCCATCAGTACTTGCACAAGGTCGGCAACACTCTTCACGGTCGTAATGTCATACTCGCGCTGCCGTGCCATCGCCTGGCGCAGATGGTTGAGGTTCCCCCCGATGGCTCGCATCGCCGCTCTCTTTTCCTGGGCTGAGGCGGCAGCCGAAGCAAGTGCCTCACTCTTCAGCTTAGTGATCGCTTCCTCTAGTCCCATGTCTCCGTCGCGGAAGCGCGTCGCTTCATCCGCGTCATATCCGCTCTCCATGCGTCTTACTGCGTCCTCCGCCTCTGCCACAACCCCGCCGGCCTTCCCCGTCTGCGTCTCCCGCAGATTCCTCCAGCTCTTGAAGAGGATATACGATAGATCCTTGTCCGTCAGCCTTATCCCCTTCGCTATCCGGAGCCCGCGAAGGAACCGGTCAAGAAAAGCCTGTACCTTCGCCTTGATCTTCCCCCACAGCGTCAGCTCATCCCGGCTCATCTTCTCAAACCCCTTGTCGCCTATACGTCCTCCAAGGTCCGCCATATACTCCTCCGTCGCTTCCTTGCGGAAAGACTCGCGCTTCTGCTCCGCCTCCACGCGAGCCTCAGCCATGTCGGTGTAATAGGTAGCGTTATAATCCTCGCCGGCTCGCTCATGCGCCTTCCGTTTCCGCTCGCGCAGGCGGTCAGCCTCCTCGTTCACCAGGCGCTCCGTCTCCTTGTCTATCTTTCCCTTGATCGCTTTCGACGCATGCTCATACACCTCCCCGAGGAACTCCTCAAAACGATCCTCCCCGATAAAGGCCCGCAGCCCCTTATGCCCGACAACTTCATGCACCAACGTATTCTCCACGTCCGCCACATTCACGTTGTTAGGAAGCACCACTACCACTTCACCGGTACTTGAGCTCCACCAGCCCTTCGCCCTTCGCTTCCTCCGGCTCGGAAGAGTCTTTATTTCCGATTCATCCCTGATGATGCGCACCGGTGTGTTGAGTTTCATGGCAAGTTCCTTGACCCGTCCTTCTTTGGCTTCGGTAGATGATTCGTAAGCGTCGAGATAGGCGCGTGCCTTTTCAAGTCCTGCGTCCCATTCCCCTGCGTTCACCCGGTCCCGAAGCTCATTGAGCATAGGGATGTCGGCTTCTGCCACGCTTCCGCTGATGTCGCCGAATTTCGCACCCCTCTTGGCAAGTTCCGCGCGAAGCATCGGCGGAACGGCATTGATCGGGAACGTAATCTTCTGGTCGCCCACGCGCTCCATGATGAGGTCCGCGACCTCGCTCCATGGCACTATGCGACCAGGCTTAAAATAGCGGCTCAGCATGGTCTGAACCTTTGTGTCATCGCTTAGCTGACCGTTCACGCTTCCGCTGTGCCAGTCCATAAGACCCACGCTGTCCTTTGCCCCCTCGGCTTGATAGCCGCTCGTTTCCTCGCTTTCGGGGTAGTAACCCTCGACCACGAGAAGTTCCGGTCGGTCATAGGCGGCTGTGAACTGGTCGTTAAGCGGAGAGGTGCGGATATGGAAATATGGATTGTAGGCCACATCCCCAGTGGTGCGCCCGTTGCCCTGCACAAGGTCGGCTTTGCCGTTCTCTTTGCGCATACCCTCTTCGCTCTGCTCCCAACGGCTGAATATCATCGGCGCGCGCCATTCGCCGTTCTGCTTGGCGGTCATCGGCGGCAATACGCCCATGTTCGCCCACTGCGAGTATCGGTAGCCCTTCTTCAGCGGCTGTGCGTCAAGGAAGTCAAGCAGCTCGCTCTCTTCCACAAGGCGATACTTGTTACCCTCTCCGTTGGTGGGTGTCTCAGGCTTCTTCCCAAGCTTGTTATACTCCGCATTAAGTTCCTTGTATTTGGAGATCGCGGCATCAAGCTCCGCCTGCTTCGGGAATACTCCATCGCCGATGTTCATGCCCTTGAGTTGTTTCTTTGTCTCTTCAAGGTCTCGCTTGAACACCGCTCCGTTGTCTATGATGCGCTTTAGAAGGTTGCGGAAGGCTGTTCCTGCCGCTGTCGCGTCATCGGAAAGACGAACGGTATACTTAATGTCATACTCGCCGTCTCCTATCTGCAACATCCGGTAGGAAGAGAAGAGGCCGCCTGAACCTTCCTCGTTGACGGTCATCACCTTTGCTCTTTGCCCGAAGCCTTGAAGAGTAACCTCTTTACCGTCATCAAGCATCTTCAAAAGATATTCTCCGGCTTCTTTGGGCTTATCAAATGTCCTGCCTCCATATCGGCTGTAACCTTCCATTATGGTGACGGTGGTAGGATAAATGCCCTTTTCGTCCGCCTTGAATCCCTCCCGGGCCAACTCGGCTTGATCTCGCTCGTTTAGTCTTACAAGACGTTCCAGCCTCTCTTGTCGAGCCTGCAGCTCCATATGCTTCGCTTTCTTGCGCTGATAGTCTCGTTCGAAGCCGTTGCGGAGTGCCCGCAGTTTCTTCACTACCTTCTCCTGCTTCGCACGCTCGAAGATTACCGGGTTGCCCGAAAGTATCGCTACCATTTCAGCCGGATCGATGTTGCCGTCCTCATCTGCCGATCCCTCGTCGAAACTGCGTCCTCCGTTGACGGTGCCCATCTTGAACTGAGTAAACATCTTACCCTTTGCATCGAGTAGCTGGTATTTGTAGAGGTCAAGGCTTCCCTCGGTAGCATAGTAGTGGACGCGCACCTTATTGTCCATGAAGTCGCGTGCAACGAGATTGCCCTGCCGTGCGCCGCGTCCGATGCATTGCTCCAATGCCGATGGTGTCCAGGGTACGGTCAGCATGTGCATATCCGTGATGCGATCCTGCACGTTCACGCCTGTTCCCATATTCTTTGTGCCTCCGATAAGAATTCGTACTTTGCCGTCTCTTACTCGTTGGAATAGCTCCTTGCGCTTCTCTTCCGTATTGGCCTCTTGAATATATGCTATTTCTGTTCGAGGAATCCCGTAGTCGTTCACGAAACGGTTCACCATATCGGTATATGCATCATACTTCTTGCTCTTGTCGGGTACGCCCATCTCACAGAAGATCAGCTGAACTCCTCGTTGCTCGGCCTGCTCATCGTAATATTTCTTGACATTCTCGCATACGGCATGTACCTTCCCTCCGTCATCCTCCATGTCTGGGAAGATGAGGCGCGGACTCACAGCAGCCTTCGCCGATAGGGTAGAGGCATGCAGACCCCAGGGTGCCCGTTTCGGATCTTTCGGTGCAAGTCCGAAATAACTGCCGTCCTTGCTCTCCAGCATGTTCACTATTTCACTGTTGATCTCCTGCATCGCTTCGCTCGCTGGCACGATCACTGTCCTTCCGTCCACAGCAGGTTTCGGCAATTTAAGATTCGTATCGTTACGAACGTCCGCTATCTCTGCATATAGTTGCGACAGCTCAGGCACGTTGTCAAAGCTTCGGAAGCGGTCTTTCATTCCGAAATTGCCTGTAACGCCTGCCTCCAGTTCTGCCGAATGTACGGCAAAGACACTCGCCCATGCGTCAAACGTCGGCATCCCAAGTGCTTCAAGCTTACGCGGACGCAGGTAGTTCAATAGGTTGTAGATCTCCACAAGAGAGTTGGTAATCGTCGTGCCGGAAAGGAAGACTGTTCCTTTGTCTCCCTGATGCATGCGCTGCAGGTGTCGTATGCCTGTAAGTAACGCCACCGCGCGACTGCTTCCCTGTGCGTCTCCCAGACCGGCAACTTTTTGATAGCTTGTGACGTAGGGGAGTGACTTGAACTGATGGCTCTCGTCAACAAACATATAGTCGATGCCCAGGTTCTCAAAGAAGAACTCTCGGTCTACGTTGCGGTCAAGGCGTTTTTCCAATGTGGCTACAAGATTGTTTCTCCGCTTCTCCAAAGCCTTGATCTGCCTCTTGGTCATCTGGCTCTGGTCGCTTGTCCCGTAAAGATACTCGATCATGTTGTTGAGCTGCCATAGCTGCTCGTCAATCACTGAGCGTTCCGCCTCTTCCGTATGGGGGAGCTTGCAATATTGCTCATGGCTCAGGATTATACAGTCATAGTCGTTCAGCGAGATATTGGCAATGAATTTCTTGCGGTTCTCTTTCGTGAAGTCTTCGTCGTTGGGTGCGAGAACTCGTGCCGACGGAAATGACTCCTTGAACTCTCGCGCTATCTGAGACACAGTTGATTTCAATGCCACTATCAAAGGCTTCTTTGCGATGCCCATTCTTCGCATCTCCATGATCGCGGCCTGCATCACAAGTGTCTTGCCTGCCCCCACGATATGGTCCACGATACCTCCCCTGTTGTTGATAAGCATCCATACCGCATCTTTCTGATGTGGTCGTAGTTCCTTCCCCATCAAGCCGGGCACTACAAGATGTGAGCCGTCAAAATGCCGTATCACTGTGCGGTTGAAGCGGTCGTTGTAGGTCTGCTCCAATATCTCTACGCGTTCCGGATCTCCCGGCAGCCATGACTCAAAGCGTTCACGCAAGTCTGCGATCTTCTGATTGGCAAGCTCCGTCTGCTCCTCGTCCACATGCTCGTTACCCTCTTTGTCCTTGTACTTGATGAGCATAGTCTTGTCTTCGAGCGCCGCCTGCAAGATCTCTTTTGCTGATTTCTTCGGTGTCTCCCAGTCCTGGGCCGCACCTCCAAGTTCTTTCTTCTCAATGTTGATCTCAAAAGAATCTGTCTCCGGGATATACCGCACACCGCTCTTCTGATCGTTAACATATGTCTTTTTCTCAGCATTCCATCTCCGGTTCCGATTGCTGTAAACCGCATGGATGCCGAAGATCTCATTGACAAAATCATTGAGAATATCTTCTGGAATCCACCGTGCTCCGAGGTGAATGGCAATATCATCAAATGGAATGCGGGCAGGCTGGACCTCTTCAAGTGCCTTTACATTGCGTTCGAATGATTTGTCTTTCTCCGCCGCCGCACGCGCCTCCGCAAGTTTGGTGACAACGTCTCCGCTCAGATACTCGTCGCGTGTTGCGTAGTCGTCGTCGCTGTTGGGTTTCAGGTATACGAAGTCTCCGCATTGATCCGCCCAGTCTTCCCCGAGCGCCTTCGCAAGGTAGTCGGGGCGAAGATAGCCGTACTCCGCAAGCGACAACGCAACTGCCTCCTGTGGCGTCTTCTTTCCCTCGAGCCTCAGTGCCGGCTTGATCGAGTTCTTTGTGAAGATGTCCGATAAGCCGGTAAACTTACCGTTCTTCCATATCTCCAGAGCCTGCAATGTATATCCGTCAATATCGTCAAGAATAAACGCATTCTCCTTGCCCTGTAGCCTGCCGTACTTCCCTGTAAACTTATCGTATGCCTCTTGCAGCTCGCCGCGGAGACCCGCAAGGGTTTTCTCTTTCTCCCCCTCTATCTGGGCCGCGATAAGTTTCTTCATGGCCGTGCGGACGCCAACCATGGATTCCACGCGTGGCAACATCTTGTCATGTTTCAATGTGCCTTCGAAGGTCCGTGTAATCTCTCCATACTCGTTGCTCTTCGAGGTGAGCACTCCGACTTTGCCGTCCTGGATCACCAGATTCCCGTTGCTCACCCAGTCCCCGTCTCCCTTGTAGGCCTCGCGTACCGCTTGCTGCGCCTCCCGGACCGTGCGTGTCGTGTTGAATATATTACCCCTCCGGCTCCCGACTATGCGCTTTACGCATTGCTCTATCTCCGATGCTATCTCTTCCGTCGTCAGTTTGCTTGTCAGCCCGAAGGCGTCCCGCTTGCCATACTGGTTCCCCGCCTGTATCTCTCCTATGAGATTGCGCGGATTCTTCCCATAGTAGCCGTTCAGACTCACTCTCTCCTCCTTCCCGTCAAGCTTGTTAGGTGCCGTAACCTCATATTGTGTTAGAAACGCCTGCTCCAGTTCCTTATATTCCGAGTCTTCCCGGGTCCGCGCCCGGTCCTCGTCGTCACGCCACTTGCGTATGAAGAGAATGTCTGTCACTACGCCCGTTCCCTGGAATGTGTTGTCTGGAAGCCGGATCGCTCCAAGTATCTCGCCTTGATCCGCTATATGCGCCCGGATATTCTGATTGCTCGCTGTGTCCATGACCGCGCTCGTCGTCAGCATCGACACCAGTCCTCCAGGTCGTGCCGATTCAAGCATCTTCACAGCATAGTAATTGTGGATCCGGTTCTGTGCCGACCGTTTCAGAGGAGTCGAATCATTCTTCCATGTCGGATCATTCACCGAGATGTCCCCGAATGGCACATTGCTCGTCACCACATCAAACGAGTTTAGCGCTATCCCCGATTTCTCAAACCCTCCGATCTTCACGTCCGCATCCGGATAGAGCACCCGGCTAAGCTGCCCGCTCAGCCAGTCAAGCTCCACTCCCGTGATGGCGGTCCGCTCCTGTATGCTCTTCGGAAGCGTACCCTCATACATGCCATTGCCCATCGATGGATCAAGCATAGATCCTCCCTTATATCCGGCAAGACCCAGAAAACTGTTCATCGCCCTCGCTATCGGAGTAGGGGTGTAGTATGACGATAGAGACGATCGTTTGATTGCATCAAAGAGCTTTTTCTCCCCCTGCGGGTCAAGCTTCTGGATAGCCTTGGCAAGTCTGTTGATAGGTGTATGGCTGTATGTATTCCGCAGGATATGGTCGATATCATAGTATTTCCCCAGATCCACTTGTCCCCATCCTCTGAATCGCGACATGATGGCTCTCTGCTCATCCGTCGCCGGCTTATCGCCAAACAGCACCTCAGCAAGTGTCTCAATCGCCTTGACATTGGCTTCAAGGCGTTCCGCGACCGTATATGAGTCCGCTTCGTTGCCCTCCTTCTCGTCATATCGGAAGTTGCGCGTATAGCGCACTTCCGGCTTCTTTGATTTCTTTAAGGCAGAAGATCCACTTCCGCCGCCAGTCCCGGCGGAAGGCTCTCCCGCAGAAACTCCTTCTGCTCCTCTGTCAGTCTCTCGTTCTGGTATAGAGCCCGCTCCAGCAGTTCCTCCACGCTCCACTCCGGTGTCTGCGCTTCCGCTATCAGCATCCCCCTCATCTCGTCCCCGATCTCCGACGCGTGGTTGTAATCCCCGCTCCTCATCAGCTCCATGTGTCGCTCCGTCAGCTCCTCGCTCCATGCCTGAGCCTGCTCCATCAGAAACCCTTCCTTTGCCAGCCGCTCCAGCTCCTCCGGACGGTACTCTTCCATCAGTTCCAGCCTCATCAGTGCCCACGGCGTGTGAAAGTTCTCCTCCAGCCACTCCTTGACTTGATTTATTATCTTCTCGTTTTCCATCAGCTTTTGATCTTTCTGGTTCATCGTATATGTCAGCGAATAAGCCTCCGAGTGGCTCATCCGCCTTCAAAGTTAATGTTTTTTTTCCGGATTTCCTATTTTTCCCTCCTCTCAGCAACTCAACCGCTTCCTTAGTAGCTTCCGCCGCGTCAGCAGGTCTCTCTTCGGGTAAAATCGCCGTGCCCGTTTGTTTCGGTGTCTGAGCCTTTGGCTCAGTCTCTCCAATGTCCTCGGCTCTCGGTGCGCCTGCATGGGCAATCTCATCGGGAGAGATTTTGATTGTACCCGGCTCTCCTTTCACACCAACGATGTAGTCTGTCAGTCGGTACGGCTCTCCGATGTTCTGCACATGATTGGCTGCTATGACCGTAGCCTTGCGTCCGTCCTTCAAAGTGACGGTGCCGTGATAGGCTTCTTCCTGCGGCTCTGCCTTTGAAGGCTCTTCGGCAGGAGTTGAGGACGGCAGATAGTCTTTTGCCTCGCGCTGAATGCCTTTGAGCAGGTCGGCATAGGTTACGTTGGCATCTGACCAGCAGTTACGACCCATGCGGTCAAACGACACATGACCTTTCTCATCGGGCCATTCAACGCGGTACATGATGCGAGTGGCTTGCAGGTTATCTCCGCTGTATGTCACATCGCCCGGCGTTACTGACGGGTCAAGTCCGATAGTAATGTAGAGTTCGCGGCCCTCGTTGAGGGGCAGGCGTATGGATATGTCACCACCTGCGGGCGCGATATTCGCAGTAACGGCGTTCTTTCTCTTGCCACGGTTGGCGGTGGTCGCGCCTGTCACCTTGTCAAGTCCCAGGCCGAGGTCGTT